TTTTAGGGCATTAGAAGTTGTTGACCAGCATGCTAAATATATCCAGAAGACTGTGACAACCCTACAAAATGATGTTATTAATATAATGGAGAGTGAAAAGGCTGAATCTGGCCCATCACGTTCTATCTCCGCTCTCTTCGATGTTCGCAAGCATTATATAAATAGCGCTGCAGGAACTGGACTTTCTAAAGCTTTCAATTATGGCCGCGCTCTCGGGCTAAAAGAGACAGGCCATGGTGAGGCTTTTAATTCTTGCAACGATGAAGCTTGTGAAGCATGTAAGGCCAAACAGGGACAGAAGGTTGACCTTCAAATGATCGACCTGGCAACTCTGCCCCCACACCATAGCGGTTGCAATTGCACTATCGAGCCGACAGCCTAATCGAGGTCAATTGTGACTATGCGCAAATCAGTTCAGATATCTGAAGCGTTCACAATTCAAGATAGTATCGCCTCATCTGTATCGCCTAAAGTCAGGGACCATGTTACAAACATGATTCACGACTCGGCCAAGTCCGAAGCACCTCTATCGCTCCTGGCCGAAATTGCCGTTACACATGCAAACATTGTTAATGCTAACTGGGGCTACTACCCTGAAGCACATGTCAAAGCTTCTATCTCGAGTTGGTTAGAGCCTTACAATAAGCCAGTCTTGTTTAATCACGACGACAAAGGCCAGCCACTCGGACGCATTGTAGGTTCAATCTACAAGGCTTCCCCAGTAGCGGCCAAGATTAAAAACCTAAAGCGCGCCATTGATGATCAGAACTATAGAGGCGCCGGGTATATTCAGAACCTCACTAACGTCGCTGACTCCGATGCAGTACAGCGCGTTCTTGATGGACGTTACGACACAGTCTCTGTACACGGAGACAGCAGCGCACTGATCTGCTCCATCTGTAATCAGAACTGGCTAGAGTATGGCAAGTGTAATCATCGCTTCGGCCAAGAATATGAAATGGAAGATGGCCACGAAGCACTGGCCTACTGGCGTTCAGGCGATCTGATGTGGGACGAGTTATCATTCGTCAACATGCCCGCAGATCCTTTTGCCCGCATTGTTACCCGCCAAGTCGGCGGTGATATGAAAGATAGTGTGCTAGAGACCTACAGTTATAAAGACGTAACGGTCTCTGATAAACAGGTTGTTGATACTTCTCGTGGCCGAGTTAGTGGACTCTTCGGCATCAACAACTCAACAGGCCAACTGGCCGTACTTTCTGACAGCCGTGCAGTTGATATGCTTGATAAGATCTACGGACACAGATCCTTCGCAATCGGGATGGATCTATCCGACACTAACAAAGAGAGGAGCCAAACTTTGAGCACGGAAACCAAGATTGCCGATGCGAAAATCGAGACTCCCGCAGTTGATGCTCCCGTTACTATCGCGGCTCCGGTAGTTACAGAGACTGCAAAAGTTGAAGACAAGAAGCCCGAAGCTACTCCTGAGACTACACCGGCAGAAGTTAAGCCGGAGGTCAAGATTGAAGACAAGAAACCCGAGACACCTAAAGCAGAGGCAACCCCTGCGGTTACCCCAGCAGTGGAGCCTTTGGTGACTGCCGCGACCGCACCTGTCGTGGACGCAAAGCAGGAGATCGTCGAAGACACACAGGCAGTGAAGGATCTCAAGAAAGAATTGGAAGACGCACGCACTGAAACCAAGTCTTTACTTGAGAAAGCAACAGAGTTGCAGGCTACGATCAAAGACATGAAGATCCGTAAAGTCTTGGATCTGAAAGAAGCCCTGAAACTCGACTCTTTCCCTACGGAAGAGTCTTGCAAGAAAGCTATCGAAGACTATCAGAAACGTTCTATGGAGTCTATCGAAGATCAGCTGAAAGACTTTGAGGACAGTTCTAAGAAAGCGAAAGCTCTCAAGCCTCTGAGTAATTCGGCGTCAAGCACTGATGTAGCCGATGCGAAACCGCTCAGCAATCAAGAGCGGGTTGATTCGGCTCTCAGCCGCATGACAGATGTACAATTAGCATCGCTAGTTATGAGCGGGAAGTTGAATCCGCCCGTAAGGAAATAAGTTTTACACAGCCTACAGTAATGTAGGGCTGTAGTCAGAGTTTAGAAAACTCAGAGAAAGTAGGAGGACCGTTCACGATGGCTGAAACAATCGGTACTTCAAGCCAAAGACCTGTCCGTCAGTGGCCCTTTGTTGCACGTACCCGTCCTTTGCTGGAAATCAGCGAGTCGGATCGCCCGGCGGTTGCTTATCGCCCTGCGTTCTATCTCCCGACGGTGTTCATGGACATGGAGCTTCGCGATTGGATCGTAATTCCTAAGGGTACCATTCTTGCTGTTGATACCACCTATAAAACGCTGACTGTGGCGAATGGTGGGAACGCAGCAACTGATACCTATACCATCAATGACCAGAATGCGGCTGTTAAGAAAGCCGATCTTAGTCTGGCGGTTGCTGGCGACACGTTAACGCGCGCTGCTAATATCCCGGTCGGTATCGCACCTAAAGATATGCTGATGGATATCCGTGGCCGTTACCTGAACTACCAGAACCAACCAGATGCACATGGTATCTTGTGCGAGCGTACGATCGAAGTCCCCTACTTCACGTGGGAAGACTTGGGTTCGCCGTCTGAAGCCAATGCGATCCTTTATGCAAAGGCCAAGATCGGTGGGCTTGCATACGCTCACGACAACGCAGCCAACCTGGTTGAAGGTGACTTCCTGATGTCTGATGTGAATGGCAAGTTTATCAAGTGGGACGAAGTCAGCGTGAAACAGATCGTTGGCCAAGTTATCTTGGTAGATCTTGACTTCCCGAAGGACATGTTACAATACGTGCAAACGTATCCGTACTCTGAAATGGCTGGCTCGGAGACCGGTGGTTTCCCGAATCATCTGGCGAACGTCGGTGCGACAAAAGCGCTCCGCTTACGCTTGAAGTTCTAATCCGCTGCTATCCCGAAGAATCTATAGGAGGATGTCCGCAATGAGTGAACAGAAGGAAATCCAGGATTCTAAGGCACCCGTGAAAGACGCCATTCGCAAGATGGTGTGGGATGCCTTTACGAACGACGGGTATGTAGAGGATGGGAAACGCTGGAAAGTTAAGGATCTGCTCCAAACAACTGACGCCACCATGTTCATGCCGAAAGTGATTTCGCAAGTGGTGAAAGAAGCTGTTGAGCCGGTCTTGGTGATGAGCAAGCTTTTCCAGACCATCCGTCTAAACCAAGGTCGTTCAATTGAGTTCCCCGCAATCGGTGCTCTGACTGCCGAGGATGTTGGCGAAGGTATGCCTTATCCCGAAAAGCAGCTGGACATGGGCGGTGGGAACGTAGTGAGTATCGCAGTGACCAAATCTGGGCTTATGGTCCGGGTTACAGAAGAGATGATCGAGGACTCCCAATGGGATGTCATTGGTCTGCATCTTCGTGCAGCTGGTCGCGCGCTTGCTCGCCACAAAGAATTAAAGTGCGCAACGCAGTTCTCTACGTACGGATACAAGGTATTCGACAACGCAGAGCCCACTGCTTCAGTCATTGGTACGACCACAGGTCGTAAGTACAATGGCGATTTCAATGGTGGCATTCATCTCGAGGACTTGTTCGATATGATCGGCTACCTGATCAATAGCGGGTTTAACCCCAACACGATCATCATGCATCCCCTTGCGTGGATCATGATGGCCAAGGACCCTCTCTTGCGCGAAATGTCGTGGATGAATGGCATGAGCTGGCAGGGTGGCAAAACTTCTGGCGAGGTTGGACAAACCGGCTGGAATGGCTCCCCGAACCTGTTGATGCACACCTATGCACCGAACCTGTCAACGACACAGACTGCGATCCCGTCATCGGTATTCCCGATGCCGCTGAGCATTCTCGTGTCGCCGTATGTGCGCTTCGTGCCTAAAGGTGCGAACGTATACAAGCAGTCCGATGGCTTGATCTGTGGAGCTACGACTGTTACGGCTGCTGACGGTAAGGCGCTGTTCCCTCTGACCGACATCTATCTCATCGACGCTAATGAGATGGGCGTTATTGTACAGAAGGACGATGTTTCTACCGAAGAGTTTGTGGATCCCTTGAAGGACATCAAGAACCTGAAAATCCGGGAGCGTTACGGCCTGGGTCTTTTGAGCCAAGGTAAAGCTGTTACGGTCGCCCGTAACATCGCCGTGGTTCAGACCCGCGTGTTCACTCCTGTGACCACTGCAGTCTCTATTGCTGAGCAGACTCGTAATATCTAAGCTCAGTAACGCAGTGTAACTACAAGGAACCGCAATGAACTATGAGCAATACGAGCAGGCGCTGCTAGAGCGGAAGCGTAAAGAACTTCCGCCTAGCGGCACTGTTCATTCTACTGCCGAGGCCGACCCACTGGCAGCGAACTACGCCAACTTGATCATTGAAGAAGATGATCTAGATCAAGATGGTAAGCCCTTGGTAGTTGAGGTTCGGCCGACGCCTTAAAGGGCAAACTCGATGGCGATCACGATCACGTCCTCTACCCCAACTAGTGGGGCTACCGAGATCTACATCGGTTCTGCCATTGAAGTTGTCTTCGATAAGGCTATTGATTCCGCAAGCCTTAATACCGGTACCTTCGTTGTATATCAGCAAGACCTCACTATTGTTGCTGGCACTGTAAGCTACGATAGCGCCACTCTCACCG